TGAAGAAGAAAGTAAGGACTCAGAGAGTATGCTAGGATTCTCTGGTATCATGGAGGTGCCAAGTGGTTTTATGAATATATAGCCAATAGGGAAGAGGGCAAAATGACAATGTTATACTATTCAGACGACAGTCTAATCTTCATTCGAAAAGGGAACTTGGTTAAAATGTGTTCTCCAGATTTTTCTCACATGGATGGGTCAATGAGATACCCCCATGTTGAATTGAATAAGAGATTCGACCGTATGAGGTGCTACTTACATGGAGGGACGGAACAAGATGCAAAAGTTTATGACTTTTTGAATCAAATTTCCGTATATCATCCGGTAGTAGCGTCAGGGAAAGAAGTGTACCTGAAATCTTACGGCCTCTCGTCTGGTGCTGCTAACACAACCGGTTTTAATCAGACCCAAACAGCCCTCTGTTCCTGTATTGCAGAAGATGTATTTAATGAAGGAGGATACTCCTTCGATACTTTTGAGGAGTTTGTCTTGGATTGGAAAGAAAAAGTGAAAGATCTCGCTGGTTTTATTGTTAAAGAGGGAACCGAAAAAGTAGCTACTTATAGGTTATCTTTAGAACAAGAAGGTGAGGTTCTTCCTATTTCCTTTCTGGGGCAGGACCTGGGAGTCTGCAAGATAAGGGATGGGGATAGCGTCATTGTATCCTTCCCACCTGAGGAGAAACTGTGTTTGTCATATGTCTTTCCCCCCCCCCTGTCCGAAGGGGAAACCAAGTACGATTCTAGATCAGCAAGAGCAATTGGTCTGGCACTTACTGGGGGTTTTTACTATGAGAAGAGCTACAACATGCTCAAAAGTGATTTTGAGCAATGTTTGCTGCAAAACTCAAAAGACCAAAATGCAACACCTATCACTATTGATAGCCTCATCAAAACAACTCGTATCTACGGCGAACTTTTTCATCGGTTTGAAGAAGGTCACGAGATAGCCATTCTCAAGACACATAATTGGAGCAGAAGTTTTGCTCCGAGGGAATGGTTTATAGCTCTATTTGAGAAAGATTTCAAATATGACGTCATAGCCCAACCAATTTTAAAGTCCAATAAAGTGCCTGTCTCTATCAAGGAAATGACTAGATTGATAGGCCTTGGGTCTAGACCTACGAGTAAATTGAGAGCTGGAGTCCCTCAGAAAGCAGCTGCTTATAAAAAGATTGAGCAGAAGAACGACTCTTTTTTGGAAAGCTTCAACAAAAAATTGTTAGCTAACAAGGAGAAATCGGTAAAAGAGAAGAAAAAGGAACAAGACGTAAAGGTAACCCCTACTCCAGTCAAACAGAAGCCGCCAAATAAAAAAGTGGTGACTACTGTTCCTTCTCGGAATATGAACATTTTCCTTAATGAAATGTTGAGAGCAGGCAATTTCAGCAGGACGGACTTAATTGAGAAATTAAAAGTACGACCTGAAGAAAACTCCGCTTTTTCAGCAGCTTTAAAAGAAGGTGTTAAGTCTGGGAAGTTTGCGAGGAAAGACGACGATTTCAAGAGTACAGGAGGAACTTTTGACATCACTGTAAAAGGGAAGCAACTACCTGCTGTGAAAGAGGAGAAGGAAGTAGCGGAAGTAAAACAACTACAACCTTTTGTGTCTAAGGATCCAGACACTGATCTCTCCGATTTTCTACTAGCCGTGGGGCAAGGCTATTCATCCAACCGCTTGTTGCAAAACAGATATAAAGCCAAATGGGTTGAGCTTAAAGAATCAGCTAAAAGGCAGCAGCTGATCGTGGTTGATAAAGATGGAAATGTTAAATTGATCGAGGAGTAAATTCACCTCAAGTTGGCAGCGCGAAAGCGAAACCAGAGTGAAAGCTTAAAATAGGAACTTTCTGCCTAATCCAGTCGGGGGTTAATTCGACTGTCCTCCCTAGTTGTGTAGGCTCCCCTTGGGGAGAGTACGTGTGAAACACTTTTTACACCTCTGCATTTTTGGCTTCAAAAGTTAATTAGTTTCTTTCAATTGATTAGCTAATCAATTGAGAGAAATATTTTCAACATAGCACTTGCAAGTTAAGTGAGTGGGCGAAATA